ATCTCAGACATGATCCATGGAATGAAACCACCTTGTTGACCTGTGACTTCGATCCCTACACCTTGAGGATCATACTCCTGTGCAAATGCGAACAGATCGTTGATAGTTTTGCCCATCTGTTGACGTTCGCACAGACCATCTACCCAGATCCAGTTGCCATCTTTGTCATAGGCCCACACAGAAATCACAGTGTAATCAGCAGTTTGCTTCGACGAAGTAGCAAAGTCTGTGGTGATGTAGAAGTTGAACTTGTGCTTGTTCTTCAACAGCGTCGATCGATCGTACCACCGGATCTCTGAATCCTGGATCAGACGCTCCTCGTCGGACGAAATGCGAAGCATAAGTTCCTGATTAAAGGATGCCAGAGACCCTTCAAGAACAGCTTTCTCGTACTGCTCCTTCACGAAGTCGTAAGTAAACCGATCTTCCCAGGCGCCGTGGAAGTCCTTCCGCTCGCACGGAAACTTTTCGCATACCGGCCACACGTTTACATGCCATGCACCGGATTCCACGGCTTCGTAGAGCACATCTGCTTTGTTGAAGGGCGTGCCATTGAAGATTATCTTTCGACGGGTCGGATGGAGAGCGAAATCGATCCCCTTTGTGATCGTGTCCTTGATCGCCGTCATGGCAGCTTTGGACTTCGCATCTTCATCCGACACGAGATCATCCAGCACAGCCAACGTAGGACGCTTACCAAAGATCTTGGTGCCTCGAAGGCCTGTTTTTGCTCCAAACATCTTGCAGCCAAGGATGTTTCCTTCCTTGGATTTGAACTCGAGGTAGTTGTCTGTGAACTTAACTTCCGGGATCCACTCCTGAAGAAAATCCGAGTTGTAGTATCGGAACTCGATGTTCTTTCGGGCAGTTTTCACACCGTTGTCCATCGAGTCCGAGACATAGATCATACCATCGATCGATCCGAACCCATCAATTTCCCCAAAGACGGCTAAGTACAGAACCAGGTATTCAAACATCAGGGTCGTCTTAGCCATGCCTCGAGCACAGAGGTTGGCGATGCGTTTCTTGTTCCCTTCAATCTGATCCAGCATCGCCAAGTGAACCACGGGTGTAAGGTTTTGCTCACCTTCCTCTCCATTTACCAGCTTGATGAAGTTCATGAACTTCAGGGCGAAACTTCCGGGCATGTAATGACCGGAGTTGAGATTTGCGTAATCGACTTGATTGAGCCATTCATCGACAGACTGACGGACACGCCCAGTGCCTTTCAGCACCTCCGCAATGCTGTCTGCTTCTTCTGCGTCTTGCAGGCTTTGGCTCAGATCGTTCACTGGTTTCGTGCCTCAGAAAAGCTCATCTCGTCGACCAGCGTAAGATCTGCTGATGTTTCTATCCAGGCTCGAGCTCCACACTTCAACTGGGATCCATCGAAGACCATCTTGGCCGGCCCGTGGATTTCTACCTCTCGAGCATACCGCGTCTTCCCATCTCGTTTGATGGTATAGACTGGACGGCTCTTTCCGTCCTTCGCATTGAGGGCGATGTGCTGCCTGTTGACGTGTATGATAGCTTTGCTCATCAGTAGTAGGCTTTCTCAGCCATCCCCCTGTTGAGCAGCATCTGGTTTAGTTCCCTACCATCGGGTAGGTGAATAACCCCAAGCCAGCGGCCATACTTCCCGGTCTTATCCTTGATGGACTCCAGCATGACTTCTTTGCCAGGAGGGCACATCTGGAGCACGAATTCCTTCACCTCCAGACCTTCGGGACGCTCTTCGCCTCGAACTTCAGGAGTATCAATCCCGTAGAGACGGATCTTCTGTTTCCGCATCCATGTGTTGAATCCCAGATCAATATCTACGGTAAGAGTGTCCCCGTCGTAGACGGAGACAATTACAGCGCGATAGGTGTAAAGAGTGGCAGCTTTCGGCAACATCACGGTTCCTCTGTTGGACTGGAAAATCTGTCGTCTTCCCCCGATTGCCGCATCTCGTAGGTGATCAGGAATACGATGCAGCACCCTGCGTGCCAGAGATGCGAATACGCGGTCTCTTCATCGAGATCCCCAAACACAAAACTCTTGTTGGTGGGTCCCTTCCCTGCCCACCAAGCCCACATGTGCCGCATGAGTGCCCCGAAAACTCGAGACCACTTCATGCCCATCTCCCAGTTACGATCGTCATATTTTTGGGCGCCAAAGGTCAAAACCTGGGAGATGGCAAAGAGTGCTTCTGACGGAAACAGTTCGATACGGCACTTCCCTCCGTCGAACTTTAAGCCTTCTTTCATGGCTGCTGCTCCGTGACGACGTTCGACACAGTGCGGTAGTGAATGCCTTTGCTCTTATGCACAGTAAGGGCAGTCAGAGATCCACGAGAAAACATCCCCTTGCTCTGAGCCCACTTGTTCGGTCGCTGTAGTGTTCTGAAGTGTTCACAAACCACCCCCACATGATCTCTCTTCCGATCGTGGTGGAAGTGAGCTGTCATGATATGGCGGTGAGCTGTGGCCTTAGCCCACTCTTCGGGAAACTGGTCAGCAAAAACGTCTTTGAGTTCTTCCCACCTCAGCGTGTCACCATGATGAGGGAACACTGCACACTGGCCCCAGGAAATTACCCTGAACTCTTCGTAGACCACTTTGATGTCTACCCTGGAGTTCTTCGAAAAATGCTCAGACAGTGCCAGCAGAACGGCTACGTGAGCGGTGGGATCGTGGTTTCCCTTGAGGAAATGTACCTCGACTGTCTCGTGCGTCTCCAGGAGCCTGTAAATGGCTCTACGCATCAGTTTGACAGCGATCTGGATGGTCTTGAGATAGGCTTCTGGACCCAGCTTGGTTTCAAGCCTGTTGCCGCTTCCTGGGGTTTCTCCCTTGTGGTCATTCATCTCGAGCAAGTCTCCCAGCTCGAGAAGAACAGCATGGGTTGCCAAGGGTAGCCGGCTAATCAGATCATCGATGGCTCCGTTGAAGTCTTCTTCGAGAATCGGATCATCGTAGTTTCCGCCCACATGAAGATCTGCCAGAGCCAACCAAGTGGCGTAATCTTCTGCTTCGGAAACATCTCGTTTGAGCTTGATTGGGGAGATCTTTGGAATGTCTTTTAAGACTTCCATGATGGCTTCTGCAAAAGACAGCTTCTCGTCTTCTGATCCATCGACTTTGAAGTAGAGACTGGCCCCTGACCCGTTTTCGTCCTTACTCATGATCCAGCCAGAGTGCAGACCCCCTAAATCGCTGAGTCCGTGGTTCTCTAGCTTTCCGAGGATTTCTGGATCCATCCGTTCTCGTCTTCGAGCAAGTTCGAGCCTGCGCTTCACTTGATCGAGCGAGAGGTTGAGACGCTGGCAGATCTGATCTCTGCTGAGACCTTGGCGTTTCAGAAGAAGGACTTTCTCCAGTTCTTCTTTTTGTATGGAAGTGTTCATGCCACTACTCGTCTGATGCGGTGTGGTGTGGTGTGACGTCTAGAAAATACCCAACTTGTCGAAACCTGTCCACTTAGACGGGTGCATCGATGTTGGAACCTACCATAGCAGTCACGTACCCTTTCCCAGGGAACCTACCCACATCGCTGTTAGCAAATGTTACTTTCCACTCGAGACGGTAGCTTCCCGGTGTGGAAATCTCCTGCGCTGTGGGTGTGTAACGAAATACCGTGTACTCTGTCCCACCCACAGTTTCGGTAAGGATAGTGCAAGCTGCATTGGAAATGACATGCACACCCTGGCTGTTGATCATATTGAGGACCACACTGGCTCCGGTAAAGATGATAGTCGGATCATCAACGACGAACTCGATCGCTTTGGCGGTATCGCCTTCTTTGAGGTAAAGATCCGTCATCTCACATCTCCATCAAGGCTTGATAAGCCGAACCTTGCCCTCAAATGGGTTGGTTCTTGCTCGACCAGAGTATTCAGCAGCTCTGCCTGTTCCATCTGCACCATCATACCCAATTCTGACGCGAAGGAACGCTTTTCCTTCATCGGCATATCCAAAGAGTGTCATGTGATCCAACATGAACACCGCAGACGCTGTCAGAGGCAGCTCAATGGATCCAGCAGCAATCAGAGTTCCGAGCTGGATATTGCTTTGGCCGGCAATCTCAGCAAGTGCAGAACTGTCAACAATCGCTGGCGCCAGTTCGAAATCAGCCGATGCTGTGAACAGACTCTCAGTTATTGCCTCGAGAGACAGGGAACCAAGTGCGAAGGTTCCTTGCCCTTCGACATCTACCGTACCCGTAGCAGATGCCTGCAACACTTCCAGCGTGAATAGAGCGTTCGCTCCAGATCCAGCGACTCCATCGCTGTTGAACGTAATCGGGGATAGGCTGATATTTGCCTGACCCACGACGGCTAGAGCGGCTTCGCCGCTCGCCGTCAGTGGGTCAAAGTTCACAGTAGAGGAAGCATTTAGAGGCAGTACGCTAAGCGCTTCTACCGCCAGGTCTCCCAGCTGAAGGTTCCCGGAACCAACGATGTCCACAGATCCTTGGGAACTCGACAAAACCCCTGTAAGCAGCAGGTTGGTAGCAGCTGCAATATCTACTACGCCGTCTGCATTTGCTTGTGCTGACGCTAGTGTAAATTCTGCCAAACCTGTCAGAGGAGCCTCTCCAACAACGGTCTGTGAATCGAGGGAAATCTCTCCCAGAGTGAACGTTGAAGATCCCAGAACCTCGCTGGTTCCGTGTGCATTGAGCGCAATGCTGTCCAACGTTGGCGTAGCCAGGGCTTCAACAATCAACTCGCCTGTTGCAGCTACAACAGCGTCCCCTAGCGTAACATTGCTTTGAGCCTCGAGAAGGAACTGACCCAGGGACGAAACATCCAGAATTCCCAGGGTAAGGCTTGCAGAGCCTTCGACGAGTACTTGAGTCGCACTCACCGTAGTCAGAATACCGAGGGTTAGATCTGTTACCCCTTCAACAGGTGTCTCACCTTGCGAAGACAGGCTCAAACCGTCTGTCGTAAAATCTGCGGATCCGGCAACAACAGCGTCCGTGCTGCTGTCTAGTGTCAATGCGTCCAGACTGTTCGAGCTTGTGCCGGCAATCAGAGCATCGGCTTCACTTGTGACGGAAAGAGCCGCAAGGGTGACAGAAACTGTCCCAATGAGGGATACATCTGCTTCACTTGAACTAACGAGTGCTTCAAGCGTGAATGAGCTTTCCGCGTTGATCCCTACGAAGGATGTAGTAACCACCCCATCCAACGTAACAGGACCTAGGGTGAAGCTGCTGGATCCATCAATTCCAGCGGATACTTGAGAGCTGGATGTCAGAGCATCCAGAGTTGGGGTTGCAGAACCATCTACAGCCACGTCTCCGTCAGACGCCAGCGTAAGAGAGCCAAGCGTGATGCTGGCAGAGCCATCAACGTCTAGATCTCCGACCCCATTCAGGGTCACTGTCCCCAGAGTGACACTTAGAGTCCCGACTGGCCCAACAGCAATTTCTTCAACGTACTCAAGCGCAATCCAGGAAACTTCAGCTTTGTTGGTTGCTGCTACCGAACCGACACCGTTCAAAGTCAGCGCGCCAAAGGTAAATGCCGCTGTGCCCTCTATATCGGCCGGCTCTCCGCCCGTAGCGTCTAACGTAAGCGCCCCGAGGGTAAGGCTCGAACTGCCCACAATGTCGACTGTGCCGTCACCATTCGGTGCAAGAGTGAGTGCGTCAAGGGTGATCCCTGTCGAACCAGCGATATCAACAGTTCCGGCACCGTTCGGAGCGAGCGTCAGAGCGCCGAGGGTCCTGTTCAGAGTGCCGGTCGAGGTGACCGCTTCGACAACCGTGATTGTCGGGATTGTCGTGTCGGTGTCGTTGGCAGTCCCGCCATCCGTCATCCGAAGCTGGATAGTGTCGCCGTTCTGAACCTGCGCACTGTCGATCTGAAGGCAGATCGTGTGTTCCTTGCGCACGTTCTGAATCGACACGTTGCCGGTCGTGTTGTTCGTGCAGTATTCGCCTTCGACCACCGACCCGCCGTCAGCGAGCGCCGTCGAAGTCGTGTAGATCGTTCCCTCTGCCGTCGTGCAGTTGGTCGGCGTCGTGACTTGGATCGGCGTCGTCGTGGTGATCGTCGTCCAAGTGCCCGAGTTCAGCGAATACTGGATGACCGAAGAATAGTTGACCGCACCGTTC